GAGCGACATACACCTAAATACGTGTAAGGTGAGATTAGCTCCCAACCCCCAATAGTCTGTGGTGTTCCTTGGCGAAAACGAATCTTATCACAGTCATAGTAGCCTCCTTCCGTGTAGTATCGTGTATTTTCGCGATTGACACCTGATTTATACACCAACTTCTTAATCATTAGCTACCCCTCGTAAGGTCTAGTACCCGCACGGTCTATGATAAGCATAGAGTGTCGAGGTTTATCTGCCGGCGTATTCGGCACACTGATATGCACCCAGCTATCAAACTCATGGATTAGCTGGTCGAATTTTATACCAGCCCCGATAATTACTTTCATTAATTCATCAACAGTAACGCCTTTAACTTTAATATCAGCCGCACAACCTTTTACATGCTGGCTTGTGTCTTTACTGCCCACTGCATGATTAACTTTGAGACAGCGGTATCCGCTAGATATACGAATAGGTTTCCCAACTGCATGACGCACCTCTTCTAGTACCGCGCATAGGCGCTTTAAGTTCTCAACAGCATAAGCAGGGGGTGTATTGTCTATGCCCAACCGCGCAGCGGTATCTGATTCTATAATCTCTTTAAGCGTAAAGTGTTCTGATAGCTGCATTATTTATCCGAAGTAAACGCGCCTATGATGCCGGCTACGCCCATACCTGCAGTGATAACTGCTTGCGACTGCTCAGGATTCAAGTTAATGCCAATAGCAGTTAATATCCAAACAAACCCGCGCCAAGTTGAGGGTTGAACGATGATTTCTAAGAATTTATTCATTGTTTTATACCGAGGTTATTGTTTGCCAAGCCGCACCTGTATAGACGCAAAGTTTACTCAATGTGCTATCAAATACAATATAACCCGCAGTAACAGTTAAAGCGTTTTTCTGTGTGGTAGTCACTACAGGTACTTGTGCTCCATTTGTCCCATCAAGAGTTATTGACATTTAAGCCCCCTTAATTCTTCCGTAGTTTTGCACCCATCAACCAAATTGGTAATGTCACGCAATCTTTGCTTCTCAGCTACGATAGCCGCTGTGTCTTTGCCTTCTTCTAATGCACGTTGGAATGCAACGTCTTGCGCTGCTAACAATGGCGCACGTTCTGCTCTTAGTCGGTCTTTAGTTTGTAGCTTGGCTTTTTCGATATTAACCGATACAACACCATCTACCAATTCCCAAGAGTTAAAGAAGTCGTTGTCAGCTTCAGGCAGTTCTGATGCATCCATGATGATAGAGTTTAACGGTGTGTCCTTGACTTTAACTTCTTCAATTGAAAGCTCACCAGTCGGTACGCAAATGCTAACTCCACCAAGTTCGTTTGTAAAAGCGATGATTTTTGACATTGTTTATCCTGTTAATTAGTTGCCGAATACGACTACGTTTACTGCATCTACATTAATAGCAGATTGAGTAGAACCAGAGGCTGTCCACACTATAACTCTTAAAGCAGTTGCTGTTTGATTAGTTATAACGGTGCAGCTAACTACACCATACCAACTGGATGTCCCAGTTGCACCTCCAGCAAATGTATAATTCGCATCACTCAATGCACTTGTAAAATTCAGCGTGTAATCGCCTGTACCATTTTTGGTAACAGAGCTGATGTTGTAGTTTGCTCTTGGTGTGATTGGTGTGGCAGATGTACCATTAAAATTAACCCAAGCCAGCGCATTAGTTGTCACGCCGTTCGACTGTACTTTCATCACACCTGAGCCATCAGCCGTCTGTGTTAAACCTGTTCCGCTTACTGCATTTAAAATTGTTGCCATTTTTATTACCTCTTAGCGGAAGATTGCGACTGAAACACTAAGTGTATCTATATAGGCTCCGCCACCAGCAGTAACAACATCAATTTTTACTTGTGTCGTACTTTTTGGACTTAAATCAGAAGAACTAATGCAAACGCCGGGGCAGATTGAAGATACTCCTGCCAATGTGTCTTGTGCTGAACCCGCTAATGCGTAATTGGCATCGGTTAAATTGTTTGTAAAATTCACCTGATAATACCCAGTATTAAGTCTAGTTACTGACGATACATTGAACGAAGCGTTAATAGTTGCAGAAGTTGCAGTCGTCACACCATTGAAATTTACCCAAGCTCGACAAAGTGTACCGACCTGAGTACCTGAACCATCATTAAATTGTGGTGGTGTACCTGTTGTGCTTGATTGCACTACGTCTGTTAAAACTGAACCGTATGCCATTAGAGTATCACCCACCGTGAGCCAGAAGGTATCGTTACCGTAACCCCTGAATTGATTGTAATAGGCCCTGTGCTAGAGGCACTTTTGCCTGATGTGATTGTGTAGCTTGTAGTCACAATTTGACTGTTTTCATAGAAAACTTGGTTACCACCACCGCCTGTAGCGCCGCCACCAATTGTACCCCAAGTAGTACCGTTATAACCTTCAAACTGGGACAGTGTTGAGTTAAATCGGATCTTACCCGCAACACCTGTAGGGCGTTGAGCGGTTGTACCTGCTGAGACTTGTACCGCACCGGTCGAACTAAATGTAGAGTCTGCAGTGGCTGTTAGTGTAGTAAATCTACCCGTAGATGCCGTCGTACCACCGATGGCTGGTGGAGAAGCTAAGTAATTGCTAAACCCTACACCCGAAACCGTACTTGACGCACTTAAAGTTGTGAAAGCCCCCGCCGCCGCCGCAGTCCCACCGATAGCTGGTGGAGAAGCTAAGTAATTGCTAAACCCTACACCTGAAACCGTACTTGACGCACTTAAAGTTGTGAATGCACCGGGGATACCACTAATCGCTGATAAAGATCGAACAACATTAGTCCCATCACAATATAAAAAAGTTGTCTCTCCATTAGGCACGGAAATACCGGTACCTGCTGAAGTCTTTAATGTAATAGCAAACCCGCCTGTTGTACCGTTCTTAACGATATACGTCTTAGCTGCAGTAGGGCAGATCACATTGATTGCCGCAGTTAACGTGCCAGTTATGTTTAATACAGCATTACGAGCCTCGTCAGAAGCACCATTGGTTACAGTCAGCGTATAGTTAGATGAACCTGACACGGTAATAGCACCTACGCCTGTAATCGCTTGTTCGATTAAGGAGGCAATATTCGTGTTGGTATAACCACCCCAAGTACCTTGGTTGGTCCCGTCTTGCTGGATAATCAGCCGTAAGCTTGAGGAGTATGTGTTAGCCATCTATGATGTCCTTAATTTGAAAACCGCAATATCGCGCTATCTGCAGTATTAGCTGGAAAAGTCACAACGAATGTTTGTGTCGATGATTTATCTGCACCGAAGTCTAAAACCGCAATAGATTTATTACCTTTACTTGCATTATAGATTAATGCCCCACGCGCTGTAATAGCCGCATTCCATGAAGGGTCTGCGAAATCTACATAAGCTGTACCGCCTGATGACCCAATGCTCGGAGACAAGAGCCTCTGTCCACCTGCAGTGTATCCTGACGCAACCACTTCACCCGTTGCTGTATACACTGTTGTGGTTTGATCTAAGCTTGCATCAGCTGTGTACAGGGCGATGTAAATGTTATCCGTTAATAGATTGTGTATCGCTTGCGGCAGCTCAACCTTAAAGCTTGTGGTTTGTGTCTGAACTAAGCTCATTTTACATCACCTTCAGTTTAACTTGACCGTCACGATATGCATCACCACGCTCTTTCCCGTCACCCAACATTTTCAGCAGGGCTAATGCATCGTCGTAACGTTTTTGGTATGCAGCTAACAAGTCAGGCTCACCTTTTAAGAAGTGATACGCTTCAACAATCGAACCCCACAATAAAGCGGAATCAAAGTTATCACCTAACCATGTCTGCCCTGCAGTAACAATAGACTCTGGATAATAGAAATACTGAAGTTCTAAACTGTACGCACTGTTGGGTGTTGGCCCTAATATAAACCTAAGCTCTGCGTCATCAGCCGCTTGACCTCCAAACAGTGCATAGTATTTGGGTTGAGCCGTTGTAGCTGCGCTAGGGTATGCTTCACGGATGTAGCTTACATCTTTATCCAATAGGAAATAATAATCACCCAGCGCATCAATAACAGCCAAAGAAAACGTAGATAAGTAGTCATTAGGGCAGTTTAGGTACGGGCTACTTGAGGTAGCAGTCAGCGTAGCTGTTTTGCGCAATGCAGGTAACTGCACAGAATTATAGATACGCTGTTCCGCTTGCTGAGTAAAATTCGCAAGTTGGTCTGCAGAAAAACTATTCTCAACGTAGTCTTGAATGTTTGTACAAAGCTGGGTGTAGGTCATCATAGTGGTAAAGTCCTATGCCATAGGTCCGCGAGCCATTGTGCCTTTTGTTGCAGCGCCTGTGCCACGGATTTTAATACCATCAGTTTTTTCTGGTGCATAGTTATACTTACCCACGTTACCGGCAGAGATATTCAACTCAGAGATACCATTACCAGACTTAGTAACAACACCTTCCATATCGACTTCTTTGTAACGACCAGCATAAGCTGATGCAGGTTTGTTTTCTTTAGCCATTATTTGCCACCTTGGTTTTTAGCTCGGGCCATATTGCGACCGAATTTACGGAGGTTTTGGTTAGTGACGGTTTTTGCTTTACCGCCTTTAGCAACGTCGCCGTCGATGCCTTTTTTAACACCGTCGTCACCTAAGTTTTTACCTTTGGTTTTGCCTGATTTAGTAATGCCGTCTGCTGCTGATTTGTATGCCATGTTGTACTCCTAAGATACTGTTTGGTTAGTGTATTAGCCACTAATTGCTAGTGTAAAATGACTTTGATTTGTTAGTACGTTGAGAACACCACCACTGTTTTGATATGCACCAACTTCAATATAATCACCCGGTAAAAGGTACATAAAATTGCTTGTTCCGGCCCACGATGCCATGCCTGATATGGCTGCAAACACAGCTGTTGTCCTATCCACAACCGTTCCGTTTTTGTACAATCTTATGTTCCTGCTTCCAGTCGCGTTAGATTCGTATTGTATTTGCACTTGTACATGATACCACCCAGCTGATTTAATTGTTATAGCTGAGTTTGTAGTGGATGTGCTATGCAAACCAGTAGGGTCTGTGATGTTTCTGTCCCAAGAAATTAAGGTGTATGTTCCAGACGCTATAGACTGAGTGGACAACCCTGTAATATCACATATGCATGGCCCTATGCCATTATAAGGTGTCGTAACTCCAATACCCACAGTGCAATTCGATGTATAATTAGCTGTATTTGTGTTATATCCAGCGGTTGGGGTTACTATCGGTGCTGCATCACTAACAAATCCCTCCAGCGTAGTAGGTGTACTTTGGGTATCAACAACAGTACACGCTGTAAAGCTTATAGCTCTTGGATAATTGGTATACACCCCGTTATTCATAACTCTGAAACCTTGTGCCCCAGAACCAGACCAACCGTTACCAAGTACATTTACAACTTTGCACCCTACAACGCTTATATTTTGTGTGTTGTACTGTTCATACCCTGTTATAGCTACCGCGCTAGGTGAAAAAACAAACCCAATAGTACTTGTATTATTTGCGATACATGCAGACACAAGGCCATCACGCGTTACATTAGCAAACTTAAACCCGTAGGTAAGGCAATCGTTTGCCACACACGCGCTAATCGTAAACCTTCTATTCCCAGTGTATCCATCCGCAGCACTATACGCTCCTGAAAAGTCATAGCCTTGATCAACAGAAGTTGAAATACACCCAACAATAGTACAATCTCTTACTTCTGCAAAAAGAAATCCCCTAGTAAATTTTGCTGAATCTATGTAGCTTATCCGTGTTTGTAAGTTATGCACTTGGGAATTAGCCAAAGTAAAATTTGCGCAATTAACAATACCCAATCCGTTTTGAGAGTCATTAGTAGGATCAGGATTTGATCCAGAAATTCTATCGTGAATCAGACAGCTATCTACAATAAAGAATTTAGCATGTCTGATATGAATCCCTGCACCACAACCATTACCTGTTACAACGACGTTACTTATCCTAAAATTGGTTATGTAGGTTGTATTTACCCCTGAATGGTTCCCCCACACTTTTAACCCGCTGTTACCATCGTCAGAAAACAGCGTCGTGATGTTAGACCCCATGTTGATATTCACATTATCAATAAAAAAATCTGACACACCTACGATACTTAATACCGACATATTTGCTATTGCATTATTACCAATCTGTATAAAATTAGCATTCCGTAATCCGACCATAGATGTTGGCGAACATGTGCCATTAATAGCGTAAGTAAGTCCTCCCCCATCCACGATATGTCCACTCTCTAACGCAGCTTTTACAGCGCTTGTATCATCAGTAATACCATCACCAACAGCACCAAAGTCTTTGAAGCTTACGACTTCTCGCATTTTGTTTTGTGCTGTTTGTTCAACAGCCAGTATATTAGGTTGGGTAAAACTAATATTTGCTGATGACCCTAACGCTGTAAAATTGCCATCTAATTGAGATAGAGGGATTGGTCCTGCTTGTCCAGCAAAAATATTTGGTACCGTCATATTATGCCCACGTGATAATTTTTGAATTGCTGTTTATCCAGTCGACTACATCTAATGAGTTATTCACCCATTCCACTACATCCACTGTAACAGTTGCTTCGCCGACAGATGTTGTCGCCACTAAATAATTCGGTGTTAGTCCTGCATCACTTGCTCGTGATCCCCCCACAGGGTTCCAACCCCACTGAAACACTCGACTACCTTCACCTTGATACCCATCAACACCTAATCCTGATGTTTGATAACTGTTGTCTGGGCGGGGTTCTCTTACTGCTTGTGGATCAAAAACTGGGTATAAGCCAAGGCTTAACTGCGGCTGATCGGGTTCCCAGCATGAGGGACAAACCTTAATGCTAACCAACTTAGTTTTAATAACCAGTTTTCTAAGCTCTTTCAGCTTATACCGCTGACCGCAACGATCGCACTCAGCGATTGAATATTTACCAGAAGCGTACTTAGTAGCCATTAGTATTGCTTAATCCGTGGAACAAAACGATCACTAGCCTTTTCACGGTCCTCATCGGCTGCCAATTGGAACTGTTGTTCGTAATCAGCTTTAAGCATAACTATGCGATTTGGGTCTACGTTAGGTAGTTTAGCCGATAAATAATAGGCCAGACCTGCAACCATCGCGTTTAAAAAGCGAAACGGAATATCTTGTGTAACGTCACCATTACCAGCATCCTGAATGCGGCGTAGTCTCCAGTACACAAAGTAATAGTATGGAGTAGATACAGAACCCTGATCTGGTGTAGGCCACACATTAATCTGTGGATTTGCAACACCGGTAACCGGATAAGTTGCACCGGACTGTCTATTAACCCACACTTGAATCGGTCTACCGGTAGCGTTCTTATTAGGGATAGTCGCATAGGTAGAGGATGAAATTCGGTTAATGTTGATGTCAGTTTGCTGTTGCCCTGAACCTGTACGTACAACTTGGTCTAATAAATCAATGGTATCCACAGGCAGATCATAAGTAATCTGGTTAGGGTAAAGTGGAATAACACCTTCTTCGATTGTCCAAAGATTAATACCCCGATTCGCCCATTCGATTGTCATCAAGTTCAATGAACGTCTAGCTGTACGTAAATCATAACCCGTGCGGAGTTCTTGCCCACAGCGTTCAAAAGCATCTTCAACAATATCTGTGATTGATAGGTTAAAACTGCTGGTTCCTGATGTTGTCATGCCCAAACCCTCAACGGTGTTTTTGGTTCGATTTTGTAAGTATCTAAAGCAGGGATTTCTTCACCAGCTCTGACATTTACATGATAGCCGTCTATCGCTGCAAACGCTGGGTATTCGTTACCATCTTCATCTTTCAGCATTTTACCAGTCGGCTTATGGATTGTTCCGATTACGTCAATCGATGCATTGATGTCAGCTAATACCTTGTCAGCTTCGGCTTGGTCTTTAAACTTTAAGCAATAATCAATCATGCTGTTAATCCCTGTAATGTGCCGTTAGGTAAACGTTTTGGGTAGTATTTGATGGATTGGATGTGACCATTCAGGTAATTACCAAACGTACCACCAAATTGAGAACAACCAACTGTTAATGTTGTAGCACTTGCGGGCATTGTACAAGTAATATCTACAACACCTAACGAAGCATTGACCGCAATTGTTGAGTTATTGTTTTGCATAGCCGTAGCTATTTTGTTTGTTAGCGTGGTAGTATTTACTGTTGAAGTCATATTGACAGGCGCAGTCCCTGGCAATAAACCGACATAGGTTGATGTTTGGACAGCATAAGCTGTAGTGCCAAGAGCACCATTAGCACCAACATCAAAATAAACTCTATTGCCGCTATTAGATACTGTATCTCCATTAACCACAAAGGTCCCTTCACTCTGGTTATACCAACTACTAAAGTTACTACCCACCATTGAAGCATTATCTGCCGCACGAGTTACGGTAGCTGAGGTTGTTGGGATGTATGAGGTTGGGGAAGCGCCTGCTTCTAGTTGTGTGCCCCACTCATAATAAGTCAATGTACCTGTAGTATTATTTCTAACCCAACTTCTAGCATTAACAGAGTCGGTAACATAAGTCATAAAGTATCTATACCAGCCATTACCGATAGCGACCGATCCAGAAGCAATTATGGTTCCGCTAGAGCCGGTGATTTGTCCTGTTGCTGGGTTAATAACTATATGCCTACCTGTTCCCAAATCATCTCTAAATAATAATTGAGTTGCTGTACCTGCTTTAATGTATACAGAATTTGTAACAGTTACTCCAGTACCTATAGATAATACATTCTCGTAGCATCCTAAATCTTGTGGTGCAGAGATTAAATCCGCAGTAGTTGTACCATCTGGTGAAGTTATTGCATTAGCAGTTACCGTGACCCCAGCACCTTTAGTCCAAGCTGCATTATCAAACTCACTACTGTATGTCAGTAAATTAGTTCGTTGCTCCTCAATCAACAAACCTTTAGGTGCTAAAGTAGCAGGGTCGTAGTCGAATCGTGCAACATTGGAACCGACTGATATGAGAGTTCCTGCCGAATTATATTGTGTTGCGGAACTTGCTCTTGTGAAAGTAATTCTTGGGTCTAAAGTTGTTGTGGTTTGGAAGTTCAAGCTTAAGGTAGTCGCACCGCTCCCATCCACCACAACCTCAAAGTCACCAACGCTACCTGTAGCATTAACATCCGAGGCTGTGCCGGGGTATGTGTTTGCGTAATTTACAACGCTTGCGCTTCCAACACCCATATTAACCGCCTACCTGACCTGCTTGAATAGCAGTCAATGTAGCAGTACCGCTACCTGATAAGTTCGCTAACCGGATCTGTAAAACCGGAAATGCATAGTTACCATCTTGGTTAGTTGTCTGTGAAATTACAGTCGGGTGATTAAACCAGTTAGCCCCATCAAACGTATGCTGAATAGAATAGGTAATAGTGCCAGAGACAACCACGCCAAAACCCACGTTAAATGGGGAGATGTAGTAGTCCATTGGAATACCTGCACTGTTTGCTACACCGGTAACAGATTGTGTAATCGGTCTCATTTAGTTTTCCTTTTAACTTTTCCGCCTTTCTTGTATAGCTCCACATTCTGAGGGCTATCTTTACGTTTGATGGTCTTTTTGCCAGGCATCTTACTAGGGTTAATCGCCCCCATGCCTCTACTTGGCATCATACAATTTTGCCTCTGGTATGACCTTTAGTGACGCAACCGTCGGCACGAGTCACACCGCCTTTAGCCATTTTAGTGCAACCACCTTTCTTCATTTTCTTTTCCATCGCTTCACCTTTCGCATATTGTTCAGGTGTGATTTTGCCAGACTTAATCGCTTTGCCTTCTTTCAGCTCTTCTTTGTAAGTCTCTTTACCTTTAAACAATTTTTTTAAGTTAGCCACGTCGCCACCTCTGTTAAATTTTTTGCCTTTATCGGCTTGATTGAATTCTTTAGCTACACTCACAGGCACACCTACTTTCTTTGCAAATTTCGGGTTATGCGCTGCGGCTGCCATTAATCGTGCTTGCGCTTTACTTGTACTAGGCATTAGTGTGTCACCGTACCATGTGCTTGAACCAATTCAATCAGCTTATCTCCACCAATTAACATTACCCCGCCAATCACTATTGCGATTACAGCTCTTGCTGTTTTTGACATACTTGCTAGTTTCTTTAACTCTTGTAGTTCTTCGACGGTCAACACGTTTCTAGTATCAACAATCTCTAAGCTTTCTTTTTCATCACTCATCTTAATACCCTGAACAATTCCATCTTCGCATTGATGCCCTAGCACGGCTACCTTTCTCAGACTTTTTTGCAATAGGAGCCATTCTGGCGCAAAATGACTTACGTCTTGCAGCGTCTTTTTCTGTTTTTGGGTGTGGGGCAGGTGCTTTTAGCTTAGATCCAGTTGCTTTGTTATACTTAGCACGGCCTTTTGCAGTTAATCCTGCGCCTTTTGATACAGGAAGCTTTTCGCCTCGTCCTACTGCTAATGAAGGATTCTTAGCCATACGTAACCTCTTCAGTTAAAAAATGGGGAGCCGAAACTCCCCAGATTAATTAGGCTTGACGCGCAGTTGGGTTAGCTGAACCGTCTGAGTTACGAACGACGTATTCAATTAATAACGAACCTGCACCGGCAGAGAAAGTACCGCTAGAACCTACAGTGTAGGTGACAATAGCGTCAGTAGAGCCCACGTTAGCCCATATAGCTACTTGAGCATCAGACGATGGTGTAAAAGAGATAATACCTGAAGCACCTGCAGTAATAGCAGAAGAAGCAGCAATAGCTGTGCCATTCAAGTAGATGGTGATAACACCAGAAGTACCAGTAAATTTGGTTGTTTGATACAAAGCCAAGTTAGTGATGAATGAACCTGCCGGAACAACAAATGCAGTTGTGGTTGCTGCATCAGTGTAAGTAATAGGGTCAATTTGAGCTACAGTACAGGCGCCCATGTTACGAATAGTACCTGCAACAGTACCGGTGGTGTTTTTAACAGTGCCCAATAACCATGGACCAAGATGAGAAGCGAAAGCCATTTTTTAATTCTCCAATGCACATAACCACGCCGTCTTGTGCGAGCCTGCTAGGTCAGTCGGCGCAGAAAAAATCCTAGACTCGACTCGCATATTACATGAATGGTTGGGAAGTGCAAGTGGTTTATTCTAAAAGTTTATTCGACTTTTTCTTGGCTCTAGCTTCCATCATTTTTGCCCGCCATTCTGGATTTTCCCACAAGGCTTTTGCTGCAGCTTTCTTAGCAGCTTTTACTTCTTCTCGATTAGCTATTTCTTTGTTATTAGCCGTTTGTTTTGCGCGGTAGTTTTCATCTTCCCATTGTGCTTTAGATTGTGCGCGTGTTTTGGCTTTTGACTCTTCAGTGTTTCTAGCTGCTTTAATGCTTGCCGCCATTTTGTCTCCAACATCTTTCCACCTTTGTTTTGAAGCTTTAGATTTATTAGCTCTAGCTTCTGGGGTGCCTTGTACTTTACGCTGACCTTCTGCCACTTTCTCAGCATACTCAGGGTTCTCCCACATTTTACTGGTAGCTTTACTCATAGTTTGTCTAAACTCTTCTGTATGAATAAAAGCCGCTTTCCCTGCTTCTCTACGCGCAATAACTTCAGTATCTTTTAATGCTTCACGAATAGCGGCTATGGTTTTTTCCCTAAAAATAGGGTTAGCCCAATCTGCGGATTTAGCAATACTTTGTCTAGATATATGTTCAGGAGTTTTTAAAGCTTCACTTATATTAGCTCGCCATTCATCAGTACGGATAACATTACAAAATCCTTCTCCTCCATCAGTTAAATTAAACAATGTTCCGGTTTTTAAATCCCTACGCCCATACACCGCAATAAGTCTCATTTCTTCCATAAACGCTTCTGCTTCATCTTCAAACTCTTTAACTATTTCAATAACAGGTTTTAAATCTAATTGCCGTAATAAAGCTAATAAGTGCCCTAACCCCGGATTTTTAGCTGTTCGTTTTTCCCAGTGATCCCATGCACGTCTACCGGTTCCTTTACCGACGTAGACAACTTGTAAATTTTTTGAAGGACGTGGGTCTTTATATGTGTATACGTAAAACATTTGCTTCCCCTATTGATTGCTGTGTAGTTAGTGTATCTTATTGAAGGAGATTGTCAAATATTTATACAGTACTGTATAAAATTAAGAACGTTTCTTTTAGGTATAAAAAAGCCCTCCGAAGAGGGCTCTCATTAAAAGTTATTGAAAATCAACAACTTAGCTTAAGAACCAGATGAACCGTAGATAGAAAGTGGATCACTATAGCCGAAGCTGTAACGTTCGCGACTTTTATATCGTACATTGCCAGTCTCGAAATCACCATCCATTGAAGTAGCAAGTGGGCTACGAACAAAGTGTTTGAGACCGTTTGGCACGTTTGTGGTCAAGAACCAAGCATTGTTATCAGTCAAGAAGTGGTTGATTGCATAACCTTCAGGAACAGCACCGTTATTTTTAATAGCGTTGATGTCGTTGTCAGTTGTACCAACACGTAATTCAGTATCCAACAAACGAGTTGCAACGAATTGTAATGCAGGTGGAACAATCAATTTCTTAGGTTTAGCAGCGATCAACAAGCCACGCTCGTCAGTCCATGCAGCGATTTGAATCACAGCATTTTCCAAAGAGGTTTCGTTTAAGTCTGCAGGAGTGCTTGGTACGTTGCTGTTTGAGCCACCGTTAATTAACGGATGGGCAGAACTGAACAAAGACACACCGTCACCACCAGTAATAGCTGCATTGAAACCGTTGTTCAACACGTTAGCTGCTTTAACCTGTTTGGTGTAAGCCATAGCACGGGCCAATGCTTTTGTATAACGAGCTGATAATGAGTCATACAAATTATCTTCGATCGCTTCTTCGGTCAAACTGAAGCCCAAAGCAATAGTTTCGTGGTTGTATCGTGCAGTCCAAGCTTCTTGAGCATTGTCATACTGCAGGGCTTGACCCTCGTTTTTGACAGGTGCTGCTGAGAAACCAGACAATTTTGTTTCTTCTTCAAAAGAACGCTCAGAAGTCTCTGTTTCGTAGATTTCTTTATGTTCTTCACCGTAACGAGCGTATTCCAAACCGAACAAAGCGTTCAGACCCGGTAACAACTCTTTTAATAGCTGGGCGCGTGAAATTGCCATTAATCAACTCCTAATTAAACTGCTGTAGCAGAATAGTAACCGTGATAACCGAAGTTAAACTTCACGAGCACTTCTGGGTACTGGGTGAACACCAATGTTGAGTTAGCTACAAAAGCTGTAGTTGGTGCAGCATTGATGGTTACAGAGGTAGCGCCTGCAGCGGCAGCTGCTGACACGAATGAACCACTTTGAATCACCTGACCAGCAGAGTCCAAAGAGCCAACATCAGTACCGATCACCAACGCTTGTGGTAACGCGCTAGTTGTTAAAGTTGTAGATGCACCTGATGCGAAAGTCGCAGTACCCAAAGACACAGCAGTATCACGAACGATGTCAACAACACGGAATGGTAAGGTCGCAGTGCTTAATGCAGTTGGGACCAAAATCGCGTTAGCTGAGTCACCAGTATTAGCGTTACCTGTGTTAGTGGTAATACCACCTACGTTAGAGCCCACCATTACTTGTGCAGCAGAACCAATAGTAGTACCAGAGGTACACATAACCGCTTTGATAACGATGTCTGGATCATCAGAGATAATCGCAGTGATGTCACCGGCAGCAATGTTGCCCGGATAATACTGACTCCACAACCGTTGTTTGGTTGACGGGCTAGTGTAGTAACAACCTAAGAAAATACCGGTTGTTTGGTTAGCGGTAGTAGCAGATGCGATAGACGCACGAGTTACGAAGCCGTTAACTTCTTTAATTGCATCGCCAAAGTAAATTGCTGTAGCGTAGTTGTATTGGATTTGCACATTACGTGTAGAACCCGAGAATACTTGACCGCCTAACAAATTTACCGGCTTGTACCCATATGGGGCTGAAACGACAGGATAAGCCATTATAAACTCCTAAAAATTAAGAACCTTTACCGAAAGAAGTTGTTGATTTGCGTTCTCTAAATAGAGGCATACGTGCATCGTTCTCTCTCATAAAGCTGTTATCTACTGCAGTTGCCTGAGACTCTGTGGCGTTGGCGTAATACGCTCTACGTTGATCCATAAACTCTTCAGGGATTTTGCACAATAACAACCCGCCAATCTCAATATTGTCTTTGTATCGACCTTCACGAGAGGCTAACAGTGAGTACTGTGGTTGCTCTTCAATTCTTACTGGTTCCCAACCTTCGCGAAACGACTTTGAAGTGTTGCTAGGGTCATCTTTGTTCAGCATTGAAACGCGAATCCATCTATAGGCGAAACCGGCCTGTTTGTCTGGCTCTGGGAGAGCTTCAGGAGGCATCCACTGCTTAGGACGCTCTGCTAATACTCTGGTTTCTAGGTCACGCGGGGTTCTGTTTTGTGGGGTAGCCATTATTTATTCTCCAATTTTAAAACTTCTTTTGCATATGCTTCAGGTGTTAGACCAAACTTTTTGGCAATTTGGACTTGGCTCTGAGTGAGTTTTATCTTGTTTGAAGATGTGCTACGGGTCGCTGGCGCTACGACAGTGCGTGGTTTCGCCTTTGGTTCCCCAAAATACTCGCTAAACCTTGTGCGCATCGTCTTGTCCAATGTGCTGTAATATTCATCAGATCCAGCCTCAACGCCATTGTTCACTAGCTTTTGGTGTAAGCCTAATGCGGCGGCTGTCATTTCCTCATCTTTACCGAACCAACTGTTGCGTTCTTGCCACGCTCTAGCTTTAGCATCCGGTTGTACAGGCTGAGGTTGTACAGACTGGTATTCTTCACGCTTAATTTGTACAACATCTTCTGGTTCTTGTAAAGGGGTTTCTTTTAAATTTTCCGCCCGCATTACTTTTAACTGTGCAATGTTCAGTTTTTCTTGTGCAGCTAGTAACCCATCTGTGTCACCAGATTCATAGGCCTCACGGTATGCACGTCTGGCGGCATCCATTTCCATTTGTGCATTAGTCTGTGCGGTAGATATGTATTCTCTTTCACCTGAAACATATGCAGATCGCAGTTTTTGGTTCTCTTCATACAATCGTTTAGCTACAGCTAACGCTTCGGTTTGTTCTCTAGCTAATTGTTCTTTCGCTCGGCGCTCATCGTGCCAAACTTTTTTAAGCTGTTTCAGCTTTTGCTTAACACCTTCGTCATATTCTTCAAGCTCATCTTGTTCGAGATTGTCTACAATCTCTTTAGGCATTGGTTGACGACCTCGGTCTTCTTCCGGAGTATCATCCTCAATCTCGATTTCAATTTCAGGGGTGTTTTCTTCCACTTCGTCAGGGAATTTATATTCTTCGTATTCAGCCATGTCCTACTCCTTACCTTCTAATGCGATTTCATCATATTTGTTTAACCCAAACACCCATGTAGCGTTTATGTCATGCATTTTTGTAGCGTATTTTGAAGGTAGCACCATCATCAAAGGGTGGACGACAACATTATGTATAAATTCTTTTATATAAGCCATGTTCTACTCCTTATGCTCTTTTCACACCTCTTGGATCGTCAACTACCGCTTCAACTGAGTCATCGTTGATGATTCTAAATTCACGGCCATGAATTTTCAGTCTTGAGCCGGCGTTCGGTCTAACCAAAATAAAATCCCCTGCCTTACACCAAGGGCCGCTAGGAAACTTCTCTTCTGGGTAGCAATCTGGACCTAAAGCAACTACGAATAAAACAGTGGTTAATACTTCTTCGTGCTTCATAGTGACATCAGCTTTAATGATGCCACTTTCGTATTCCTTTTCTACTTCAGGAATAGCACATAAGATGCGGTAACCCGATGGTTTAGGCAGTTGGCTTGCTTTCTCTTCGGGGGTGGCTTCCAAGTTAACAGCACCAACTACTTGCGGTTTACTGGGGTTTGTAGCCAGTAATATCTCAGTCATCTGAGTTCTCCATTTTGTCTTTAAGGGTTATGGTTAGTTCCTTCGCAATGAGTAACCCTCTAGCCTCACCACAAAGTCTTTTGTATTCGTCAAAACTCTCCACCTTTCCTTGGCAGAGTGCTGAGTTTCTTAGTTCTACTTCATCGTTGATTTGCTGTATCAACCATTCTATAGCGTTCATTAGTCACCTTTTGTCGGTTTGTTTTTAGCTTGTGCTTCTAGTGTAGCCGCCGTTTTAAGTGCGTCCACAGCTAACTTAGCGTTGTTGTTACGTTTCTGTTCAGTTATCTGTGCAGCTGTTTTTAATCCATCAATTTTAAGTCTAGCGGCTTCACCGTCCCGTTTTGCAGTTACTTCAGCAGCTGCTTTTAAGGCGTTTAGTTTTTGTTGCTGCTGCGCTGTGCGTTCTTGCGCTGCGATACGCTCGCGTTCTACCTGAAGCTGTTGAGCTTTTAACTGGATGTCCGCTTGGTCTTTCTGCGCTTTACGTTGTTGCTCTTGTGCTTTTAATTGCAACTCTTGCATCTGCATTTGAACTAATGGGTCTTGCATTTGCTGTTGGGCTTGCTGCTGTGCTACTTGTGCTTGATTTTGCTGCAGTAGTTGTTGAGCCGCCTGAGCTAACACCGGCGCTAATTGGGCTTCTACTTCTGGGTCCATATGCATATCTTCACCGGACTCATCTTTTTGAGGTGGCAATGCAAAACCTAACTGCTGTTCAATCTGTTTACGGTACTCAAACCCTAAATGCTCTGCAATGTGTGCCTGAGCCGCCGCTGCGATTTGAGGTGCTGCTGGATTACCTTGGAGAAGTTGTTGAATTTTAGGGTCTTGCATCGCTGCCATATGCACCTGAATATGCGCTTGATGGTCTTGATTTAAGAACGCTTTGGCGGGCTTCATAGCCAAGATATTTTGGTTCTCCGTAATCGGATCGACCGGCTTCATATCCTCAGCCATTGGCACTAACTTATGGGCATCCTTAATACCCAGTACATCTAACATCTGGCGATGTAATAATGGCAAGTTATAGATTTGAGGTGACTGTTGAGCCAACTGCAAGACCGCTTGGTACTGTACGATCTTCTGTGCCATTGTTGAGGCGTTAGGATCAGAGACAGGGATGACATCCACCATCTCATAATCAGAGCGTCTTGCCCGACGTGTGCCTGTATCTGGCTCATAGTTATAATCTTCAGGAGCGTAAGCAGCAATAATCCCCTTTAACAATACTAATTCTTGCTTAAAGCTATAGTGGATACGTGCCTGTACCGCACTCATCACCTTCAGAGTACGCTCTAAAATAGCCAGCGTTGTACCAACCGGTGCTTGGCTCGACATATCAGAGATTTGTAGGTCTGCTGCATTAGCAAACCGTCTGCCTTCATCAATAATTTGATTGAGCAGTGCCATTAATACCTGACTAGGCTCTTTATAGGGTAACGGGATGATGTTATCCCGCATTGCCCCACTTGGTACATCTACATCTCGCCATTCGCCCGGTGAGATCGGTGTGTCATCACCTTTAATCCGCATTCCTCTAGCTTTGAAGCCACCAGGGAGATTAGATAGTGTACCTGCGTCCACAAGCTGTCTGATAAGAGAAGTACCAGATTTAGCAAAAGCGCCAACGAGATGAATAAGCCCGAAGCAATAAAACCCAAACCCAGGCACATAGCCGTAGT